GACTATGAAAGTAGATTTTGCACAGATAGGACTTGTTGGAATTTTGATTTGTATGCTATGGATTTGGCTGAACTACAATATATAGCTGATGCTGATTCAGCTTTGAAAATCCTAAAGAAGTGGCAAAAGAAGTCAGATAACGAGGAACTACGACTATTATCTGAAACGATTGTCAGGATTGTGTTCTATACGAATAAATTAGAATTAGAATCCTACTGCTACAATAGGTTGATCAGCGAAGAGAGAGCAGATAAGAACAGAGCAATAGAAAGAGCAAGACGAGTAGAGAAAGAATTAGAAACATTAAAAAAGACAAATTATGAGATATGATGATTGGTTAGTGTATATGGAACACGAACACAGAGAGTATGGATATGAATGCCCTGAATGTGGTGGTCGTACCGAAGAAGAAAACGAGTATTGTAGTGCAACCTGTTTTAAAGCATCTTGGATATGATAACATTATTAAATGGGGAAACCTTTCAAGAAGAAAACCTATTAGACCTTATGCAAAACGATGAGTTCTATTATGGGTATATGGCTAAAGCAGCGTTGAGTTCAAGTTCTATTAAAACGCTTCTATCAAGCCCAAAGACATATAAGTACGTGTTGGATTATGGTTCAGGCGAAAGCCAAGCATTAAGAGATGGTTGGTTGTTTCATACCTGCATACTTGAACCACACGTATTTGAGGAACAGATATTTGTTGACGTACAAAGCAAAAACACAAAAGCCTATAAAGAAGCGTTAGCCGAACACGGTAAAGTATTTACAGCTAAAGAGAAGCGAGATGCCGAAAGAGTTGCCGATGCGTTCTTACGAAACGAACACGCACTCAAACTACTAAAGAATAGCGAGTTTGAAGTACCTGCGGTGGGTATGATAGATGGCTATCCATTTAGGGGCAAAGCAGATGTGTTTGGTAATGGAAAGATAGTTGATCTCAAAACAACAACAGACATCAAAGCGTTTCCCTATTCTGCAAGGAAGTATGGATATGACGTACAGGTGTATGTGTATTGTCAGCTATTCAACATAAGCTACGAGGACTTTACGTTCGCAGTTGTTGACAAGGGTAGCCTTGACATAGCGATATACGATGTATCGGAAGAGTTTTACAACGAGGGTAAGAGAAAGACCCAAGAAGCGATACAAACCTTTGAAACATTTTTTATAAACGGTGCAGACCTTGACACCTATTGTTTAAGAGGTACGCTATGATACGATTCGTAAACGACTTAAATATGGTAAAAAGAGCAATAAGGAATTGCGACTACCGAGATGCTATCAAGCTAATAGAAGAAATACAAGAAGAAATTAAATTATTAGATTTACTTAAATGACACACCCAAAGGAATGTAAATTAAGATTAGAGAACCTAATCAAAGAATACGTAGGCGAAGACATAAACGAAAGAACTCGTAAAAGAGAGGTGGTTTACTTACGCACAATGGCTTATAAGATAATGACAAAGGAACAATGTATGCCGAGCCATATAGCAAAGGTGTTTAAGCAGAACCACGCTACTATCTTACATCACTTAAAAAACTTTGAGTACCTTTATGAGAATGTTCAGGACTTTAGCAACACTTACAATCACTTACAAAGGTTGTACTTTGGTGTAGAGGAAGAACCTGTAAAGGAAGAAAAAAAGATAGTCAAGCGAGAAATGAATCCTTTATACGACATAGTAGATAAGATTCCTGTAACCGAAAGGGATAACGTAAGAGTGAGATTAGAAGCAATGATCGCAGGATTCAACATACGACCTAAAGGCTATCAAGGAAAGGTATATCAGTCAAACCTAACAACAATGGAATGAAACATATGATAAGTTATTACGAGGATTGGAAAAGCAATACAGAGTGTGAAAAGATACATAAGTATTGCGACAAGATGATTGATATATTCTCAAAAGGACTAAAGCCTAATAGCAGACAGGGTAAAAGATGTAAGATATACGTGGCATCGTTAGACCAAGTATTCGATTCTAAACTCGCAGCATCAAAGGCTTTAGGAAGACACGAGAACTACGCTTGGGGAGTATTAAGCGGTTTACTAAAAAACAAACACGGAATAGAACAGATATACTAATGGATGCAGAGGGTTTAATAATATGTTTAGTAGTTGTAGTAGTATTTTCTTTTTTAAGCTACATAAAAGGATATGACGATGGACAAAGATGAGTTCCTATGCATAGACGATATATTCGCTTACAGGCGATGTAAAGAACAATGTAATGAATGTAAAAAGGTAGAAAGTGAGCAAGATAGAGAAACGAGTAATAAAGAAGATTAACCAACGTGCCGAGATAGGAAAAGAAAAGTACGGACTAACAATGGAACGTACAGACCTATCAACATACGATTGGCTAAACCACCTACAAGAAGAACTATTAGACGCAATAATATATATAGAGAAACTAAAAGATGAAAATACTTAATTTATACGCTTGTCTTGGTGGCAATAGATACCTATGGGGGGATGACCACGATATAACAGCTGTTGAATGGGATGAGGAACTTGCGAAGTTATACCAAGAGAGGTTTCCTAATGACAAAGTGATCGTAGCAGATGCACACCAATATCTATTAGACCATTACAAAGAGTTTGATTTTATATGGTCAAGCCCACCTTGTCCTACACATAGCAAAGTTAGGGTAACACAAAAAAATCAAAATTTCTATATACCTAAATACCCTGATATGAGTTTGTATCAACAAATTATATTTTTAGATGAACATTTTAAAGGTAAATATGTAGTAGAGAATGTTATACCGTACTACACACCTTTAATACCTGCTAAAAAAAGAGGTCGGCATTTGTATTGGACAAATTTTAATCTTCCGAGTAATATAGATAGAGCAGAAGCTAAAGGTATGATTGGTGGTCAAACAGACGATGAAGCTAATAAACTTTGTGCATTTCATAAAATAGATAGAGAGTTTTTAAATAGATACAAAGGCAAACAAAGTAGATTGAAAATAATTAGAAATCTTGTCGATTATGAGGTGGGCAAAACTATTCTTGATACAGCTATGGGTATAATGACAAAGAAAGATGCGAACCAAACAGAATTATTTTAGATATGAAAAGAAGAAAGACAAGAGCAGAGATAGATGCTAACATACGATACATACCAACACCTGAATGGAAAAACGTATATCAGTATCACAGAACCAACAAACGAGCAACACAGGTTGACATAGACAAGAAGCGATGAAGCAAAAGAAGTGGACACAAGCACAGAAGATACAGCAACTTGAAAAGGTAACAACCAATCTTCTAATGATGGTTAATAACCTTGCTAAAGATCTGCGAGATTTAAAGGCTAAACAAAATCCTGAATAATTACGATATATAATTGAATAAACAAGATATTTCAAGATGCACGGTGGAGCAAGAAAAGGCGCAGGTAGAAAGCCAAAGGCAGACGAAAAGAAACTAATCGAAAGGTTAGACAGCATCATTGATTCAGATGTTGCTTTAGCTAAATTAGGGGAACTCGTTGCTAAAGGCGATTTAAGAGCCATACAGACATATTTAAGTTACCGATATGGTAAGCCTAAAGAAAGTGTAGATATTACGTCAGAGGGCTTTAATATCAATTTTAAAGACATTATTAAGTACAAGTGATAGCCATACATCCAAAGTATGCACCATTACAAGCTGACGATAGTAGGTACTTTGTAATTACAGGTGGTAGGGGTTCAGGTAAATCCTTTGCGGTCAACCTTATGCTTGTGCTACTGACATACGAGCAAGGACACACAATACTCTTTACACGCTACACACTCACATCAGCTTACATATCTATTATACCTGAATTTATAGAGAAGTTAGAACTCTTGGGTGTTATAGGCGATTTTCATATAACCAAAGACGAGATAATCAACAGACGTACAGGAAGCAAGATTATCTTTAGGGGAATCAAAACAAGTTCAGGCGATCAAACAGCAAATCTTAAATCTCTCACAGGAATCACCACGTGGGTAGTAGATGAAGCAGAGGAACTAACAGACGAAGAAAAGTTTGACACCATAGACCTGTCTGTACGTTCACAAGCCAAAGAGAATAGAGTAATACTTATACTAAACCCAACAACAAAAGAACATTTTATATACAAACGATTCTATGAGGATAGAGGGGTGCAAGAGGGTAGCAACACAACAAAAGAAAACACCACATACATACACACTACATACGAGGACAATTTAGACAACCTATCCGACAGCTACTTACATCAGATAGAGCAAATGAAACAAAGAAGACCTGAAAAGTACAAGCATCAGATATTAGGTGGGTGGCTTAACAAAGCAGAGGGTGTGATATTTGATAATTGGACAATAGGCGAGTTCAAGCACGTGGGGGTTAGTATCTTTGGGCAGGATTATGGGTTCGCATCAGACCCAAGTACACTTGTAGAAAGCAATATAGACACAGACAACAAAATAATCTATTTAAGGGAATGTTTTTATCTTCCACGACTGACAACATCAGAGATAGCGCAACTCAACCTTAAACACGCTAAAAATGGGCTTATCGTGGGGGATTCAGCAGAGCCACGTTTAATAAGCGAGATACGAGCCAAAGGATGCAACGTAAAGCCATCAATTAAAGGACAGGGTAGTGTAACCTATGGCATATCACTATTGCAAGATTACGACCTTGTAGTAAGCCCTGATTCATTGAACCTAATCAAAGAACTAAATAACTACTGTTGGTTAGAAAGAAAATCTAACACTCCGATAGATGCCTACAACCATTTAATCGATGCAGTCCGCTATGCAGTAGGGTTTCAATTACAGAACCCCAACAGAGGTAAGTACGCTATTAGATAAAAAAGTTATCAAATAATTTGTGTATAACTAAAAAAGGTGTATATTAGCACCATAATTAAAACATTAAAACATATATTATGAATCCTTTAAACAAATTTCACGTTGAAATCTTGATAGGTAAATTAAGAGACCTACAAGACAAAAAACACAATAAACAAACTTTTGCTTTTACGCTATTAGAGCATAAGCAAGCTGCAAAATCTGAAAGAGAGCAAGATGCGCGTCAAGCAAGTATTGATACGAACGAACTCGAAATAGAATTTTTGCAAGACCAAATTGAGCGTATTGAGCAAATAATAATTGATAACGCAATATGAGTTTATATTTATCAAAAATAGAATACGATGTGTTACACGAAGAAACCATCAAAGAGTTTCAGATATACGACAAGGACACTCTATTACGTGAGATAACGTACTTAAAGATGCAACTCAACAACAAATAGTACGATGCCCCTTTC